CAAACCTTGTATTTAAATACCCCCGCATATTTTTAACCCTTGCTCTTTTATATAACAACGGCTTACACTCCGCCCGTCGGTGTTAACTACCTGCGAATTGACATATGCCCGTTGTAAAAATAGAGCCTACAAAGGAATACTCTGTTCCTTACGACACGACCGCACAAAAAACCGCGACAGTGCTCGATGAGATAGCAGTGGCCGGAAATACTGCCGAACTTCTAGTGGAGCTAGGTGCACCCCTAAATGTATCTGAAAAAGACGCGGCTAAAGAGAAAGAACTCCTCAACGCCGTAGCCTCCGCTAAGAAACTCTCAAACTTAAAAACACCCAGTACCGCCTTTGCTGCTGCGGCTTTCCTGCGTACCTATGGTCAGCAACTTGCTATGGATGCGGCTGCGGCCCGCGCGGCTATTACGAACAAACTCATGGAGATCGCTAACTGCGGGGACCCCCGGTATGAACTTAGAGCACTTGAGCTACTTGGTAAGCATAGTGACATAGGCATATTTACTGAGCGTAGTGAGATAACGGTAAATTACAAAGACCCAGACGATTTAGAAAAAGCGATTAAGGAGCGGGTCAAAAGGTTGCTTAATGCTACCGTTGTAAGCGACGTGCCACTGGCACAGTCGCTGGGCGCAGAGAAGTTAAGTTCGTCACTGCTTGCGGAGTTAGAGGACATTGAGGTAATTGAAGAGGATGATAGCTCCCTTTGAAAACATATCTCTAAAAGACATTCCTTCTGTCTTACCATTACTTTCTCAGGCAGAACAAGAACAACTGCTGGCCCAACTAGCACACTTAGAGAAGTTACAACGTCGAAAGAAGTCGCAGGCAAAGTTTATAGATTTTGTTAAAGAGGTGTGGCCTACATTTATATCGGGGAAACACCATGCGATTATGGCTGAAGCGTTTGAGCGAGTGGCTAAAGGTGAGTGTAAACGCCTCATTATTAACATGCCGCCTCGACATACGAAGTCCGAGTTCGCTTCTTACTTGCTACCGGCTTGGTTTTTGGGTAAATTTCCTAATAAGAAGATCATCCAAACCTCGCATACCGCCGAACTTGCAGTAAAATTTGGTCGTAAAGTACGTAACTTAGTAGATACAGACGACTACCAAAACATATTTCCTGAGTTAACCTTACAAAGTGACTCTAAAGCAGCAGGAAGATGGAACACAAGCAGGGGCGGGGACTACTTCGCTATTGGTGTTGGGGGCACAGTAACGGGTCAAGGTGCGGATTTGCTCATTATTGATGACCCACATTCTGAACAAGAGGCGGCATTAGCTGAAATAAACCCGGATATTTACGATAAGACCTACGAATGGTACACATCAGGCCCTCGTCAGCGCCTACAACCGGGCGGGTCCATAGTCATTGTAATGACAAGATGGTCTTTGAGAGATTTAACCGCTAGAGTTTTGAAAGCTTCAGCCCAAAGGGGTGGGGAAGAATGGGAAGTTATTGAATTTCCTGTAATTATGCCTTCGGGTACCCCGCTATGGCCCGAGTTTTGGCCTTCGGAAGAGCTAGCGGCCCTAAAAGAGGTACTTCCTAACTCTAAGTGGATGGCGCAGTACCAGCAACAGCCCACATCTGAGTCCGCAGCTATAGTAAAACGGGAATGGTGGCGCACATGGGAGGAAGATGACCCTCCTACCGTAAATTTTATTGTACAAGCGTGGGATACAGCGTTTGAAAAGACGAACAGGTCAGACTATTCGGCGTGCACAACGTGGGGGACGTTTTACCGCACAGACGCCAACGGGAAAGAACAACCTAACCTTATACTTTTAAACGCTTTTAGGGCTAGAATGGAATTTCCTACCCTTAAACGCACAGCGGTAGAGCAATATGATAGCTGGAAGCCAGATTCTCTGATTATTGAGAAGAAAGCAACAGGTTCGCCACTCATTTACGAGATGCGAGCGATGGGCATACCAGTGCAGGAGTTTACCCCCACCAAGGGTAACGACAAGATTACAAGGTTAAACGCCGTATCTGACATGTTTGCGTCGGGCATAATATGGGCACCAAACAGGGCTTGGGCGGAAGAAGTGCTGGACGAGGTTGCCAGTTTCCCTGCTGGAGAGCACGACGACTATGTGGACTCGGTATCATTAGCGTTAATGCGGTTCAGAAAAGGTGGGTTCATAAGATTGCCTTTAGACGAACAGGAAGAAGATCCTATGTTTAGAAGGCACAGAGGTGGGTACTACTAATGGCTATTGAGAAAAGTTTGTATGGTATGCCCGAAGGGCTAGACGAAGAGTTGGCGGGCATGGGCGCTATGGGCGTTATGGGTGAACCCGACGCAACAATCGAGATGGGTATTGCTACCGATGAGAATACGCCAGTTGTGGTAGAGCTTGAGGACGGGGGCGTTGAGATTAGCTTTGGCGAGGAAGTCGAAGACATTGACGCCGCTCCATTTGATGCAAACCTAGCGGACTACTTAGACGACAAGCAACTACAAGAAATCTCCAGTGATCTGTCTGAGTTTGTAGAAACGGATATGGAGGCCCGTAGCGATTGGGCTGATAGCTATGTGCGGGGTCTTGACGTAGTAGGTTTCCGGTACGAAGAACGCACCGAACCTTGGGAAAACGCCTGTGGTGTGTTTAGTACTGTTTTAGCAGAAGCGGTTATTCGGTTCCAAGCCGAAGCCATGAGCGAGACTTTTCCTGCGGCTGGCCCTGTCAAAACTAAAATTCTGGGGGAATCCACACAAGAGAAAGAAGATGCCGCCTTGCGAGTCAAGACGGACATGAATTATGAGCTAACTGAAATCATGGTGGAGTACCGTCCAGAACACGAACGCTTGCTCTATAGCCTTGGATTAGCCGGTTCAGCCTTCAAAAAGGTGTATTTTGACCCTAGTTTAGGGCGTCAAGTAGCCCTGTATATCCCTGCTGAAGATGTAATTGTTCCTTACGGAGCCTCTAATTTAGAGACTGCGGAGCGTGTTACTCACATAATGCGCAAAACAAAAAATGAGTTGGTGAAGCTACAGGCTGCTGGGTTCTACCGCGACATAGAGTTAAGTGACCCAATATCGTTTTTCTCAGATATTGAGGAAGCAAAGGCCCAACAATCGGGAGTCTCGTTAACGTCAGATGACCGCTACACTCTTTTAGAAATACACGCTGATTTGATTATTGACGGTGTGGACGGAGCGGAAGACGAAGACGATAGTGAAGACCTACAGGTTGCAAAGCCTTACGTAGTCACGCTGGAGAAAGGCTCGGGTAAAGTGCTGGCAATACGCCGCAACTGGAACCCTGACGATCCTTTGACACTAAAACGTCAACATTTTGTTCATTACGTATATGTCCCCGGATTTGGTTTCTACGGACTCGGACTTATCCATATTATCGGGGGTTACGCGAGAGCGGGCACTTCTATTATGCGTCAACTTGTTGACGCTGGAACGCTGTCTAATCTTCCCGGGGGCCTCAAAACTAGAGGGTTACGAGTTAAGGGCGACGACACACCCATTGGTCCCGGTGAGTTTCGTGACGTAGACGTGCCGTCTGGCAGCATCCGCGACAATATTATGCCGATGCCGTACAAGGAGCCGAGCCAAACGCTGCTCGCCCTGTTGAAGCAAATTACAGAAGAAGGCCGCCGTTTAGGGGCTATCTCCGATATGAACATATCCGACATGAGTGCTAATGCTCCTGTGGGAACCACACTTGCCCTTTTAGAACGTACCCTTAAGCCAATGGCTGCGGTGCAATCTAGGGTTCACTATGCAATGAAACAGGAGTTTAAGCTCCTGAGAAAGATCATTGCGGAGTACGCGCCAGAAGAATACACGTATATGCCTGACCGTGGTGAACCTCGCGCTCGTAGAGCCGACTACGCTATGGTGGAAGTAATTCCCGTCAGCGATCCCAATAGCAGCACGATGGCACAACGAGTTGTGCAGTATCAGACCGTGTTGCAGATGGCGCAGGGTGCCCCACAAATCTACGACCTTCCGCAACTTCATCGCCAAATGATTGAGGTCTTGGGTATTAAAAACGCCGACAAACTTGTACCAACGAAGGACGACATGAAACCCGCTGACCCAGTTAGCGAGAATATGAACGCGCTAGTGGGTAAACCGATAAAAGCTTTTATATATCAAGACCATGATGCCCACATCGCTACTCACCAAGCGTTTATGGAAGACCCTTCTATTATGGGTTTTATTGGGCAAAGCCCAGCGGCACAACAGATTATGGGGGCATTAACTGCTCACATGGCTGAGCACGTAGCCTTTAGTTACCGTCAGCAAATGGAAACAAAACTGGGTGTGCCTTTACCTCCGCCAGATTCAGAGCTTAACAAAGAGCAAGAAGTGCAGTTGTCAAGCTTGTTGGCAAAGGCAGCAGCACAGCTTACGCAACAAAAACAGGCCGCAGCAGCACAGCAGCAAGCGGAACAAAAAGCTCAAGACCCCATCGTGCAGATGCAGCAACAAGAATTGCAGCTTAAAGCCGCTGAGCAGCAGAGAAAAGCCCAGAAAGATCAAGCAGATGCAGCCCTTAACGCCGCCAGACTACAGTTGGATGCGAAAAAAGCCGAGCAAACCGTTGTTTTGGAGGCGAGCCGCATAGCTTCCCAAACCGAGCAAGCCCAAGCTAGGAACGATCTGGACGAAGCTAAGGCAATATTGGATATGGTTAAAGTGCAACAAACACAACCACGAGGACCGCAAGGTGGCTAAGAACCCTATGAAAGATGTACGACGTGATCCCAATAATATAAATGATGCTCCAGTAATTAAATGTTATACAAGCAAAGACGGGATCAATTATGTCTTCTATTGTGAGAAGTGTGAACGCCGTCATTTTCATGGGGCTGGGGAAGGGCATAGGCTTTCACATTGCTCAGGCAACTACCCAGACGGCTACTGGCTAAAACATGATCCCGAAGAACAAGAACGGCAAGATGATGCGTGGTACAAAATTAGAGAGTTAGAGGGAAGGGTAGAAGATATTGAAACGCGTCGCCGGGAAGAATCTAAGGTAGATGAAAAAGTAATAATGGAGTTAATTGAGCGTGTAAATTATCTAGACGCGCAGGTGGAGTAAATAGCTAATGGTTAAAACCGTCTTTGACGTGCTAGTCGATAAACTTACGGAGCATAAACGCTCCAGCGAAGAATTCTTGAACTCAGGCGGGGCTAAAGACTTTGCCGGGTACAGAGAAGTGTGTGGCGTTATTCGGGGTCTAGATGCTGCATTACGAGAAGTAACCGACCTTTCGCGTAACTATATGGAAGATGAAGATGAATGAGACCATTACGATAAGCGGGGTGGGAGGAGTCGCTTCCGTGTCCCCAGCAGTAACTGTGCTAGAAGAAAAGAGGAAACAAAAAATTGCCGAAGAAACTATGACCCAAGAAGAGTTAGAAGCCTCAATTCCAAAACCGGTGGGCTACAAGGTGCTTATTGCCCTCCCCAACGTTGAGGAAACTTTTGGAGATAGCGCTCTTTTGAAGGCCAACTCAACAGTCAGAGAAGAGTACATTCTGTCTACTGTGGGTGTCGTGCTAGATATGGGTGCAGGAGCTTATAGTGATAAAGAACGATTCCCTACTGGGCCTTGGTGCAAAGTAGGCGATTACGTAATGTTTCGTGCCAATACTGGTACACGCTTTAAAGTTGGAAAGCAGGAATATCGACTAATGAATGACGACTCCATTGAAGCAGTTGTTGACGATCCGCGAACCGTTTTGCGTGCATAAGGAATAAACCATGCCTAGACAACAAGTAGAGTTTGAATTTCCAGACCCCGATAAAGAAGTGCCTTTAGAAATAGAAGGTGCTGTTGGTCGGGAAACCATAAAGCCTGCTAACGATAAAGATGCTATTAAAGCGGGGGAGTTAGAAATTGAGATAGAGGATGATACACCGCCTAAAGATAGAGGGCGTAAAGCGTCTGAACCTCCGCAAGATGTAACTGACGAAGAGTTAGAAAACTACTCCGAAAAAGTTAAAAACAGAATTAAGCATTTTAATAAGGGCTACCACGACGAGCGTAGGGCCAAAGAAACTGCCTTACGCGAGCGAGAAGCCTTAGAAACGTATGCTAAAAACTTAATAGCCGAGAACCAAAAGCTAAAAGGCACGGTAGATCAGAGCCACAACACGCTTATTCAATCTGCTAGAAAGCAAGTGGAAGGCGAGCTTGTTATGGCTAGAAGGCAATATAAAGAAGCATACGAATCAGGCGAGGCAGAGGCTATTTTAGAAGCTCAAACGGCGCTAAACGCTGCGCAAATTCGTATAGATAAAGTAAATAATTTAAAACCACGCGTTGTGGAGCGTGCAGAAACTCCTTTACAATTAAACAGCAGTTCTGTACAACCGCAATTAAATGCACCTCAACCGCAAAATCCGCGTGATGAGAAAGCTGAAACATGGCGTGAAGACAATTCATGGTTTGGCCCAGATGACGAAATGACTGCTTTTGCATTAGGATTGCATAACAAATTAACGAAAAACGGAGTTAATCCGCAATCAGACGAATACTACGAGAAAATTAACTCTCGTATGCGACAAGTATTTCCCGATCAGTTTGACGACGGGATAGAAGACGAACCGGCTAGTAATCAAAGAAAGTCTAGCAATGTGGTTGCTCCCGCAACGCGGAGCGCAGCGCCTAAAAAGATTAGGCTAACGCAATCACAAGTAGCTATCGCAAAAAGACTTGGAGTATCACTGGCTGATTACGCAAAACAAGCTGTTGAATTATCGAGGAAACAATAATGGCTCAAAATAGACTGGATAGAGAACTGGAAGTCCGTGACCGGACTGCCCGTAAAACTTCTTGGAAACCTCCTACTGCGTTGCCGGAACCGATTCCTGAAGCCGGTTACAGACATCACTGGGTGCGCATTTCAACTAACGGTCAAAGTGACGCTACTAATATTTCCTCAAAGTTACGCGAAGGCTGGGAACCTGTACGTGCAGACACTCAACCGCACATGTATGCTGATTCTGTGGTAGACCCACGGTTTAAAGACAATGTGATTATCGGTGGATTGATGCTATGTAAAGCCCCAGTAGAACTTGTGGAGGAACGGAATGCGTATTACAAGCAACAAGCTGATTCGCAAATTCGTTCTGTGGACAACAATCTAATGCGCGAAAATGATCCGAGGATGCCCCTGTTTAATAACAGAAAAACCACGGTGACTTTTGGCAAAGGTTAATAACTAGGAGTTTAAAATGGCTTATCCAACAGTCAGTGCTCCCTACGGCTTTAAGCCAATTAATCGTATCGACGGTATGCCTTACGCTGGTGCTACTCGCCTTATTCCTATTGCGAGTTCATACAACACGGCTATCTTCAACGGTGACTTGGTTCAAGTTGTAACGGGCGGCACATGTGAAAAGTTCACGGGTACTACTACTGGTGGTACTGTGGGCGTTTTTATTGGTGTTCAATACATCAATTCCCTGAGTCAATTTACACCGGCTCAGTACTACCCCGGCACTAGCGTTACTAGTGCTGTTGCTATTGTTGTTGACGACCCGATGGCTGCTTTTAAAGTTGTCTCAACTGATGGTTCTAGTGTTGTTGCCGCAGCAGCTCGTGCTGTTGTAGGGTCCAACTTGTCCGTAGTTCAAGGTACGGGCAGCACTACCACTGGTGATTCTGG